CTGCTTGTCCGTCTAGTATATCCCAACGATGAACAGAAGGATAATAAGAAAAACAATTCCAGAGCTGTAGTTCATCAAGTCTTCTTCCGGGCACTCTTGATGGGTCAAATCCCTTTTGAATAAACGCGCTAATTGGTAAGCGATAAAATATTGCACCGTTTTCCATAATAGCATGAAATAGTATAGCCCTACCTGTAAGAGCGCTAAGACCAAAGATAATGCAGTCTTCAACTTCTCCCCTATGTTTTTTAAGATCATAAAGATACTCCCTTTTTATTTGTGCATAAGTTGGTGGTATGTTTACATTTAAGTATGCCATAATTTATCCTCATTTTATTGTACCCCAATTTGGTCCTGATTCATAGTCCACTTTGTTGGGTACTTCTAATTCAACAGCAGACTCCATTATATCTTTTATCTTCGCTGCCTCCAATGGATTGACAACAGATATATCAAGTTCATCGTGCACCTGTATATGTGGTGTGATGCCTTCCTTGTGTAATTCTACCATCGCTTTCTTTGTCATGTCAGCAGCTGATCCTTGTATCAATCTATTCAAAGCTTTGTATGTATATGCTCGTTTGATTCCTGGTCCGTGTTCCAAGAGCGCTTCTTCGTGTGGCAATGCTTTATGTATACCAAACTGGTTGGGCTCCCATAAATCAAATCTACATCTTCGACCTAGTAAAGTTCTAACTCTACCACGATCTTGTGCTCTACGCATGACACTTTCCATCAACATTTTTACAAAAGGGACTTTGTCATGGTACGTTCTAAATAAATCTTCAGCATTCTCTTTTGATACACCCAGTTCTGCCTGTAATTTATTTTTACCCATACCATAAAACAAACCAAGGTTTATTGTCTTGGCCTGTGATCTTGGTATGTTAGCCATCTCAGCTACAATCTGGTGAAAGTCTGCTTCACCATCGTTGTATGCATCTAATACTTCTTCTACACCATACAAACCATCGAGAGCTGCGTAGTGTGTAACAAGTCTTGGTTCTTGTTGTGAATAGTCAAAGCAACCCCACGTCATACCTTCTTCAGGTATAAACAAACTTCTGATCCGTGGTCCGAGTTCCTTGTTCCGTGCTGGTATCTGCTGTAAGTTTGGATTGTTGTAACTGAATCTACCAGTCACAGTCCCACCTTGATCTGATCTTATCTGATTGATCTCAGCATGTATTCTACCGTTATGTGAATGTTTTAATATTGTATCTATAAATGTTGTATGTGATTTATTTATCTCTCTTGCATGTGCAATTGCTTTTACAACAGGATCAGTTTGATTCTGTAAAAAATTTTTAGTAAAACTTGGTGCACCTGTCTTGGCTGTACGTTCAAATGGTAAGTTTCTTTTCTTAAATACTTCAGCTATACTTCTCGCTGCCCATATCTGCACATCAATACCAGTTTCTTTGTACACTTGCTGTAGACATTGTTTTTCTTCAGCAACTAATTCTTGTTTTAGTTTGTGAGCTGCATCCATATCAACACGCACACCTAAGAATCTCATGTCAACAAGACATGGAAATAATTCTGTTTCAAGATTGAAGATGTCTTCTATGTCTTGACTCATGATTTCTTTTTTCATCTCTTGCCAAAGTTTGTACGTCAACACTGCGTCTTGCTCTGCATACTCACCCACATACATTGCAGGTAGTTTATACATCTCTGCCTTGTGATCGATGCCCCAATGGTCCGCAGTTTCCTTCAATACAGCCTCATTTTTGCCAATTCCAACGTAATCCCGACCCAGACTACCTAAATCGTATCGATAGCGATTCTCGTCCACGAGAGAGCCAGCAATCATGGTATCTACGATAGTACCCTGTATTTCATACCTTTCAGCCCTCAAAAAACATACATCGTACATAGCATTGTGAAATATCTTGGTTGCAGGTGTTTTTAGTACATCTGAGAACCATCTCGTGACCATTCCATGGTCCATGTTACCACCACCTTCGTGACGTATCGGATAGTATCCTGCCCAATCATGTACAGCCACAGCTATGCCTACTATGTGTCCTCTACTTGTTACAGATCCAGAGCCCATAGTTTTTAATTCCGGGTCTTTTGTCTCCAGGTCAATTGCAATCTCATCATACTTTGATAGATCAGGAAAAGACTCTGGTGGTATCCACTCTGTTTGTGGTTTAAATATCTGTTTCATTATAATCCCTCTCGAGTATCATTTCTAAAAAATGTATAGCTTTCAATATGTCTTCTTTCCCATTCTTGTCACGATGACGAATGATATACTTTATAGCACAACCTTCAGGATATAGCAATTCATTCTCTACTACAAACTTACTTGGTTGAATTTTATATTTTTGATAGTGACTCCCGCCGTGCTGCTTGTCCCATACTTTACTCATAGGTTATATGCCTTCCTTGTTTGTGGTTCTATTATGTATAAGTTTCTTTCTGTTCTTGTACATGCAACATAGAATAGTCTGTTCATGTCATCAGAGTTTTTTTGATACTCATCAAACGCTGCACCGGCTAAGTCTGTAGTCACAACTACGTTTTCTCTTTCATTACCTTTGACACCATGTATCGTAGATATTTTTATTCTAGGATTTTTAGTTAAGTCTTCACCAGAATCTATTAATTTTCTAATCTTTGTTATGTGTTGGTCACCTAATTCATCTAAAGCTTCGTACCATGCAGCTTCTGTTTGTAATCCAAATTTATCTTTTAACATATCTATGTCATAAAACATATCTTTTGGCATAGCTTTAAATAATTTCTTGTCCCAATTCTTACTCATCTTGTTAAATATTTTTTTACAATCACTATACGGTAAAGGTATGCCTGTTGTTAAGTCATTCCATTTTTGTATAATCGAATATAAATTTTTTATTGCAGGGGTAGAGTTTCTTCTTTGCCAATACAAATTTTTTTCATCAAGTATATTACCTATTTCTGGTAACATGTAATTAGCTTGTGCTAACACTAACCACTTACCTTGTTTAAAGTTTACATCGTGTAAAGTATTACATCGTTGCACAGATCCTTCATCTTCTTTTGGTAACCATTCTTTTTCTACTCTGTTTGTAACTCGTTTAATTAATCTGTTTGCTAATGCAAAAGGTTTTTGTGGTACCCTTTGTGATTGATCTAATACAGTTCTTTCACCTTCTAAGTTTATAAATGTATTTACATGTGCACCATTCCATTTATATATGGCCTGATCATCATCACCTGATATGTATGAGTCTTGTGATCTCTCCTCTATCTTTTTTACTAATCTCCATTGTATCAAACTTAGATCTTGTGCTTCGTCAACAAACATAACTCGTAGTCTTGGTGCCTCACCACTATCTAAAAATTTTTCTAACATGTCAGGAAAGTCAATCAAACCATTTTGTTCTTTGTATCTTTCTAGTTCTTCTACAATTATTTGTAATTTGTTTAATGATATCTTTGAGTTGTTTGTAAGATGATAAAATTTTATAGGATCTAATTCTTTTGATCGTGCTAAGTTTATCATTTGTATATATGGATCTGTAGAATAAAATATACCATCATAGTCCTCGTCTTGCTTTTGATTAAAGTCTAATTCTATTTCCATCTTTTCTGATAGTTCTCTGTAATGCTTTGGTTGCATGACCTGGTTTTTATTTATACCTAACTGATTAAAACAAAACGAGTGTAGTGTTTGAAAGTATGGTAGATCATCGTAAGATAATTTAAATTTATCTACAGCTCTTTGTTTACCTTCTCCTGCAGCGTTCTTACTGAATGTAAAATAACCTATCTGATCTGGTGGTGTTGATTCTAAAAAACTTTCTATGTGTCCAAGTAATGTATGTGTTTTACCTGTACCTGGAGGACCATAAATTATATATCGCATTAATAGTTCTCCTGCTTAAATGTTTTTGGTTTGTATGTTTCAATCTTCTTGTCAAATCTAGCCACAACAAATACAGATAATTTATGTCTACCAACACGTTTAGTTGTGCAGTTTAAATTGTCTTTCAACATCTGTGATGTTCTTTGGTATGGCACCTTCCAATGTTTTCTAGATAGATAGTTGTTGAAGAAGTTGTCAAATACAAAGTGATGATAGCCATCTTTAGTATACGTACCACCGTTTCGTAGGTCATCGTAATCGTCTTTTTGTATTCTGTTTACACAATAATCTTCTAAATAGTTTCTTAATATATCTTTTGTGCTTGTGCCTTCTGCAGGTTCTGTAATCTCTGCATTTGTTAATAATATGTTAGTAAGTTTCTTCCAATCGTTTGTCTTCAGTGTTGGTGGATTCAATCGTAATTGTTTCACACATTCTTCTTGAAACATAGTTTGGTTTGTTAAATGTTTTGCTGAGTCTAGATATAATCTGTCACCATCTACGTTCATGTAATAGTATGGCTCCTCTAGGTTGACGACTTGCAAATCTGTAAGATTAGGAAATATTATTTCTTGACCTATACCAAACTTTCTAGACTTACATAATTTTTTATCACACAAACTACACATTGGTTGGTCACCACATTTGTAACCCCAATCTTTTTTATCATGTTGTTTTGTAATTATATTTACTTCTGTATCTGATAGTGGTTGTTCCATTGCATTTTCGTTAAACAACATAATCTTTGTCTTCCAATTCTCTGGCCATTTAGATTTTGCATATACACCGTAATGAAACAATGCATTGTTTCTACCACCTTCACCTATTTTATTTTGTGCCATTAATTCTATACAAGGTGGTCCATCAGAGTATGGTGTCTCTGGTCTTTTAATTTCTATTGTGCTGATGTCTTGTTTTTTATATCTTTCGTATAGTTCAAAAAAACTTTCTATACTAGCAGCTTCGCCGTTCTCAAGAAAGGCATATCTTGTTGTTTGACTACAATTAAAGTATGGTAAATTTAAAAAATTTCCTGTATCATCTTTCGATTTTAATTCTCTTTGTTTTGGAAAAACTTCTGATCCGCCATAACCTAGTACAGATCTAATCTCATTTAATTTATCTTGCATCAGACTTGCTGATACATAATCTTTTGTAAATAAAAATACGTGTGCACCACCAGACTTTGATCTACAAACTATCAGTGGTAAGTTGAATTGTTTTATCTTATTAATTAATTTCTTGTGATCAAAACCTGCGTATGAATCTATATCGATACAACCCCATTTACATTTGTTGTCATCGTTAATTGGTATGACACCTAAACTATCTTTACCATCTAAATGTTTTTGCCACAGATCATCTGTGACTGGTTCTCGTTTGACAAACGATTTACCTTTAATTTTGTTACCGTCACCATTTGATTCACCAACTAAGGTGACACCATGCGCACGGTCTAATCCCTCAAATATGTTTTTAAATCTTTCTATCATACAAAATAAAAGTGGGCGTTTCCACTCTCGCTTAGACGCCCACTACCTAGGATACTGTTAGTAATTTGAAGAAGTTTTTGTTTCTTCGCTACCGTGTTTAGCTTGGA